GGCCATGGAGATCCTGTAGCGGCAGCCCATCTGGACGAAAGCGTCTCTTCAAAAAATTCAAGCTTCTTGGCGTAACTGTCTAGCCGTGACTTCAGCTCGTTAAAGCTAAAAGCCTTTGCTAAGCCGCTCTCAGCATCCCCAACTTTTACAGGGTTCCCTGGAGTCAGCCCTGCCGTTCTATAAATCTCTGTGACATCGCCTTGGATGGCTTCGCGCAAGCTAGCGGCCTGTGCGGGATCTGCCCCGAGACGCTGCGTACCGTTAGCCTCTGCCCCGAGAAAAACGATACGGCGCGTCCCCATCTCTATGGTGTCTTCGCCGTCGGAAGGCTTATCGCAATTAAAAGCCCAAGTAGTATAAGTACTGTTTACTAATTCTTCCTGGAGCATTGACTCGCGATTAAAGATAGATTTTTGCTTCTCAGCTATATCTGCCGCAAGATGTAGGTCTGCGTAGTCAAGGATCACCACCGGGCATCCGCCGTAAAAGTGCGGAACAGCAGGCTCGACGCTCGCGACGGTCAGTGGTGCATGGTTGTCGTCTTGTAACCGGAACCGGGTCATATCTGAGTCGGTGAAATATATGCCAAACTTTCCTGCTGAATCATGGAGCAGAACAATCGCTTCTCGCACTATATTCTGATCGATACGGTAATATGGTACAGCATCAGCAGATAGTGAGCGAGCAAAGTATGATACACCGGATGCGTCAGCGGCTGTCTGTTCTTCGCCTGTTGCAGTTGAGTCTATCATTGCAAATGTGGTCATATTCACGAATGCATCGCGCGCGCGAATAGAAATGAAGTCATCCATCGTTGACCCATTCCCGTCAACATTTTGGACCCATTCTGTAAAAGATATATATTCGCTTTCGTCGCCTCGATCCACGCCTGGGCGCAAAACAAAGTCAACGTATGCAGAGGTTACAGGCCGCAGATAATTAGAAAGCGTAGCCTGCATTTTTCGCTCTGTATAGTCATCTGTCCCTTCCCTACGATATTTCCACAAGACAGGATTGCCAACAGCATCGGTGGCATCGACATACTTATAGCCGCCAACATGCGACGCTGCCCAAAATCCACGCGCCCGCGAAAGCTCTTGATAGTCGTTGTTCATGGGTATCGGATGGCCGACCTGCAAATTTGTCATAAGACCCTCAGTGGCTAGTACATATTCCCGAAAGTAAGCGGTCGTGCACTTTTCGCAAGGAACAAGTGGGCACCCGATGTCGCGTCCCACTGGTCATCGTGCTTGTGTGTGTTATCGCCGGTCATATTCGCCAGCTCTTCTAAGTATTCTTCATTCCAGTCTGCGCGCACAATGGCTATGCGGCCATATTCCGCATCGGCCATCCATAAACCAGCGCGCTCAATCTTGTCGCCTTTTGGATAGCTATCCTTGACCTTGTACTCCGCCATTGCGGGATTGTCTCGGATGTCTTGGAAGAGCGCCTTCTGCATAGACACCTTTTCTAATACGGCTGTGACATTCTTCCCGTCTTTATGTGCATTTGATATGATCCTGCGCCGAACGCTTGGCCACTCTTCTTTAAATCTGTCCACATCAGTGACAACACAGTGCCGCTTACCGCCCTTGATTCGCGTTTCTAAGCGAAGTCCAACAGTATAATCACCTTTTTTATGCGTCTTAGCGGTTGTAGCCAGATCCCAAAACCGGCACCGTCGTGTAGGCTTCCCGCCAAGAAAGTCTTCCACTTCGTTTTTTTCTATCACACTAAACCAGTCTCTGGAGACAAGGTTGCCTGACATATCCACAAACTCGCCATAAAGCTCTTGCCTGGCAAACTTGCTAGAATACTGATCCACAAGGTCAACAAGATAGTCGTCGGGCAAGAACGGGTTGCCAAACGTTGACTGCACGATGGTCTCGCACGACGGCGACGTAGACAGGTCATAAACCCAATTCCCACGACCTTTAGGTGTCGTAGTGAAAAACATCTGTGCATTCTTCACTTCGCGCATACGGCCTAACAGAACCTTGTATGCCTCATCGCTTACATATGCCGCTTCATCCATCCCCGCCCATGCATATCCAGGCCCGCGTAACCCGTCTGGGTTGTCACCCGATCTAAGGAGTATAGAAGCCCCGCCACGCACTTGCAGTTGCATGTCTCCGCGTCGAAAGGATGCAGTTATACCGTGAGCGTCTGCTCTCTGCAAGAATTTTGGAACAATAACGTCGCGAAGGCTTCCGTAAGTCATGCCGATAATAACGCCGGGGCGACCCTGCATGCTCTCGTGGATTCCTCGCTCGCAGAGTATATGAGTCTTACCAGCCCCAATCCCTCCGACGAATAATACGCGCCGCGCCGTGGACTGTATAAACCTCTGCTGTGCCTGCGTGATCTGTATGCGTGATTGCATTACTCAGTGAGTTCTGGGTGAGCGTCGTCAAGGTGTACTATTTGGCCATCAACGACAGCACGCGGCGTATCTACTAAGGTTTCGTATGTTATGTTATAAGTGAAATCGCTTGTGCTACCGCCGTTGTCCTTCTCAGTCCAGCCGCGATCTTTGCCTATAGTAGACAGTACGAAGTAGGCCGCCTTCAGGTCTCCTGCCTCGACATTAGTCATCACAGCCTTCTCGGCCACGTCTACGGCGCGCTCGCGCTCAGAATCAACCGCTAGCTTAAACTCTTCGTCATTTTCGTACCAGTCGCACACATCTGCGCGAGAAACGCCAGCGCGATCAGCAATATCAGAAAAGACGCCGAACGTCTTACGGACGGCAAGAATCCGATCAGCCGCGCGTTCCCCAATGTTATCATAGCCTGACATGTAAGCAGACGATAACTAACGGAATGCTTACCGCAAGCGCTGATGCTTGGACTCACGGTAGGCGCGCTACTGCAATGAAGGATTTAACCCCCCACCCAAACGGAAGCTTCCGCACCGAAACAGATTCACGGTATCCATATACGGTACTCCGCATTAGGGGTGTTGCTACCCAATCATCACGCTCCGCCTTGCTTAAAAAAACAACAGGCTGGCACCAAGCTTTAACGTCTGCGTACATGCCCTTGGAAAGCCCACGTTCAGCCAGCCAGTAAATGGCATAGTATCTTTTCGTCGGTGCCGCTTTTTCCACCGGGGGGCGAACATACAGAGACTCTGAAGGGGGGCCATCATAGTCGGCAGCTAACGGGCCAAGCCGTTTCGAGTTGGCATCACTGTCTGGCAACCAGAAGCCTCGATAAAACGTCGGGAGCCGCTTCGCGTATGCGTGCCACTCGCCTCCAACATCCATCGCAATTGCTTTGTACTTTTTTGGCAGCCTAGCCAAAACTTCATCTGGAGCTGTCATTTTATTTCCGCTGGAAGGTTATTGGTGTGTGATAACGCGGAAGACATGTTCGAGCAGGAAGTACAACGCCAGCAAAAATGGCAGATCCAGCAAGAATGGCAAGAATTGCAGGAAGTGGAGGACTCGCAGTTTTTGCAGTTTTTGCAATTTTTGCAGGAATCGCAAAGACGGCAATAATCGCATGCTTCACATGACTTGCACGAGGTGCACTCCCGGCATGCGTAGGAGTCACTACAAGAATCACATGACTCGCATTCATAGCAGTCACGACACAACTCACAATTAATACAATCTCGACAATCCACAAGTGTTCTAAGCGATGCCTCAGCCGCTTCTGCTGAACCCCAACATGAATACGTTGCGATGTTATTATCATCATCAACAACATAATCTGATTTATGGTAGTAGTTCATTCCCTTTCCTCTTGGAAATTATTAGTATGTGATGACGTGGAAGACATGTGCGTGCAAGAAGTACAACACCAACAAGAATGGCAGAGCCAGCAAGACTGGCAAGAATTGCATGACGTGGATGACTCGCAAGATTTGCATGACTCGCAGGATTTGCAGAGCCAACATAACTCGCAAGACTTGCAGGAATAGCAGAAACGGCAAGAATCGCATGACTCGCAGGATTTGCAGAGCCAACATGCCCCGCAAGATTTACAGGTCTCGCAGAGACGGCATGACTCGCATGCCTCGCAGAATTTACAG